CGACCACTCTACTATCCCACATGCGGTAGTAATACTTGGTGATTATCAATATAAATCAGCATTTGTTGCTGATCAAGAGATTAATCTTTTGGCGTGTATGACTGAACTGATGTCACAGGTTAAGTTCAAATGATATCAGTACAAACTTTTGAGAAAGTAATTGCAAATTACTTTGGAGCTCCATATGGTATTGCTACGGATTGTTGTACCAATGCTATTGATCTTGCTCTTCGATTGACAGGAACAGAAAATATTAAAGTTCCTGTACATACATATATTTCTGTTCCCTACATGTTACTCAGAAATAATTGGAAGTTTGAATTTACACAAGAAAAATGGATTGGTTATTATCATTTAACTGAACGTGTTGTTGATGCAGCCGTTTATTTTAAAGAGGGTGGATATAAACCTAATACTTTGATGTGTGTTAGTTTCTTCAAACGAAAACATTTGTCAACAGGTAGGGGTGGAATTATTTTACTAGATAATAAATCTGAATACGAAAAATTAATTAAATTGGTTTATGATGGTAGAGATAGAAGTAAAGTTCCATTTACCGAACAAAAATTAGGTATGGGATATCATTACTATATGGGTGAGGATGCCGCAAGAATGGGTTTAAAAAATTTTAAAAAAGTAAAAGATAAACCTGTTAAACCAAAGAATTGGGATTGGTATAAAGACGTTAGAGAATATTCTACAGTATTTTAGGAGTTGTTATGATTGGTGTTATTGGAATAGGTTATTGGGGGAGTAAAATTGTATCGACATTAAAAAATAAAAATTTAGATGTGGAAACAATGGATATTAATGATGACATTACAAAGATTAAATCAAAGAATGTAATTATATCTACACCTGCACATACACATAAAGAGATTACTAAAACAATGCTTGAATTAGGAAAGAATGTTTTAGTTGAGAAACCTGCATTCATGAATATGAAAGAATGTAAAGAAATTGAAACAGTTCTCAAAAAAACAAAAGGTAAGTTTATGTGCGGTCATTTATTTGTTCACAATGAACATTTAGATCATATTAAAGATAATGTAACAAATATTTCGCATATAGAATGTAGAAGATTAAATTGGGGAAGAGTACAAAAAGATATCAGTCCTATTTTACACTTAGCACCACATGATGTTTCTATTTTAGATTATTTGATTAATCAATATCCTATAAAAATTCAGACAACACCATACTACATTGCGAAGAGTAATCAACCAGACTACGTGACTATTGATCTACAATATAAAGATACTACTGCTCAAATTCAATTAGGATGGTATTATAATGAAAAAGTAAGACATGTAAAAGTGTTCGCAGATGATACGGTATATGATTGGAAAGATGAAAAAAATCTCACGACAAGATTAGAAAATGGCAAAAATAAAACAGTTTTCAATCAGGGTTTACCATGTTTAAGTATATCATTAAAAAACTTCATCTCGTATTGTGAGGATGATATTGAACCTATTACAAACTTTGAACATGCAAAAAGAATTACGCACACGATTGAAGCCATTGAAAAAAGTATGAAATGAAAACACTTTTTTTAGTACAGAGTAATTTTGGTCAAGGCCACCATTCTAGAGTAAACGCATTTGCTGAAAACATCTATTTCAAATATATAATTACTCAACCTTTTACAGGCAGAGGAAGTGAAAAAGAATATTTCGACAACGAATTCAATAATATCTACAAAGAATTTAAAGATTACAAACCAGATATTGTTGTAACTGAGGGATTTCCTTTTGGTAGATATGGGTGGCATCCACATTTTAATAAGGAAATGAAACACGATGGTATATTAGAAATACTACGTGAAGCAAAAAAGTTATATTCTCTTGATAGGGATATACCTTGGGTTGATCCAAGAGATTACTGGTTTCATGCTGAAATACTCAATGAGTATTATGATGGCATTTTATTTCATACAGATAATAATTTTATTAATCCTAAAACATTTATTAATAATCCAATTTTAGATATTCCTTTCATTTCAACAGGTTATGTTTGTGATACGTTCAAGTTTGAAACGGAGAGAAAAGGTATTCTTGCTTATTGTGGTGATTGGTATCCACACACAGAAACTATATATCATATGCTTTTACAATTGAAAGATGATGTTACATTTGTTGTTGGCAAAAATACACCAAGACATTTGAAAGAAAGAATGATTAATATTATTGAAAGAACAGATGTAAATAATTTTAGAGAACAATTATTTCGACATGAAGTTTTTGTAGGTAATTTTGGTGCAGGTACATTCTTAGATGTTAATATGACAGAAACACCTGCGGTAATGATACCAAATCCTATACATGAAAATTCAACACCTATCTATGATACAAAAGGAAATATAATAGATAGAGAGGAAAGTTATAGGGCAAAAAGATATGAAGAGTTTGACTTTGGTAGAACAATCATGTATGATGATTTAACAACAGATAAATTAGAACATGTAATTGAAGAATCAAGAAAGTTAAAACCAAAACAATTTGATATGAATGGTAAGTCTTTTATCAAAAATATATTTAATGGGGAAAGTGATGTATGAATTAAAAGAATATCTTAATTCTATTAATTATCAAAAAAATAATTTAATGGAAACAGATGATCATATGTGGGAAAAGAAATATCCAGCATATGTTATCAACAAGTGTTTGGCACCTTTTGGTGATACAGTAATGTTAGTGAACGAAATGAATCGTTTACACCATCTTGATAATAAACTACAGTATAATTTTTTACTAAATAGTTTAAGGACGAGAAAAAGATTTGCACCGTGGATGAAATCGAGCAAATCTAAAAATCTTGAGTATGTAAAAGAGTATTATGGTTTTAGTAATGAAAAGGCCAAGTCTGCTCTCAAGATACTCACCGAAAAAGAGATAAAAATGATAAAAGAAAAATTGAATAGGGGCGGTACAAATGGAAAGCGTTAGTTTTAATAAAGACCAAATGCTTGAAGTGACTTTAAAAGAACCTGATGATTTCCTAAAGGTTCGAGAAACACTTTCAAGAATTGGTGTGGCTTCTCGAAAAGAGAAAAAATTATATCAATCCTGCCACATTCTTCACAAACAAGGAAAGTATTACATAGTTCATTTTAAAGAATTATTTGCCCTTGATGGTAAAGAAACAAATATCAGTGACAATGATATTGGTAGAAGAAACAGAATTGCTAGTCTATTGAGTGATTGGGGTTTGATTGACATTGTAGGTTCGACAGAACCAATGTCACCATTAAGTCAAATCAAAATCATAAGTTTTAAAGAAAAGTCTGAATGGACTTTAGAAACAAAATATAATATTGGGAAGACTAAAGATGAAAACAGTATATGATGAATGGACGCCACTTAAAAAAGTATTAATTGGCAAATCTTATGAAATACATGATGATAAAATTGATGAAGAATTAAAAACAAAAATCTTATTTAATTATGATGAAGAAATCTCGAATAGATACGAAAAATATAATGTATTCAGACACAATTCAACAAAAGCATTTCGCACACATCACTTAGATACAGAAATACAAAGTTTATTTGATATTTTTGATCAACCATCAATTGAAGCATTAAAAAAAGTTCATAACGAATCAAATGAAGACTTAGATGCATTAGCAGACATCTGTAAAGCATATGGTGCTGAAGTTGTTAGACCAACTCTTAAATATGGAGTAGAAAGTACTTTAGAACATCCTATGCAGTGTCGTGATACTATAGGTAAAATTGGTAATACTGTTTTCGAAATTAATACACCTTCTGATAATAGAAGAATTGAAAATTATAATCATAGAGACGTGATGTTGGATGAGTTTGAACAAGGATCAAGATTCATTTCGATGCCACCTGCAATTTATCAAAACAATATTAAAGAATCTAATGAAGATATTAATATTGATGATATCAATTTAAGAAATCAAGTAAGTTTTGATCTTGTAAAAGAATATGATAGTCAAAGACAAATTATTGGTGATACTGCTGGTATCTATAAGTGTGGGAAACATATATTTCATACACATGCAAATCCTCAAAAAAGATTAAATATATTTGAACATTCGAGAGTTTGTATTACTAGAAATGGTATTGAATGGTATAAAAGAGAGTTTCCTGAGCATATATTTGTTCCTTTCAATGCATATGGTCATGTTGATGGTAAGTTTGCAATATTAAGACCTGGTTTAGTATTGACGTGGGCAGAAAGATTTGTTCCACAGATTATGAGGGATCATAATTGGGATATAATTCTAATGGAAGAAGCACCAAACTTTGATGGCAAGACCATAAAACAATTATGTGAAGAAAGAGGTATTAAAAAATATCCTTTAGAACATTTATTAGGTGTATCACAGGAAACTAGATTTGATGCTAATTGTTTATCTCTTGATGAAAACACAGTAATCACATCTGGTTATGATAAAAACTTAGCAGATAAATTAAAAAAATACAATATTGAAATGATACCATGGGTAAATCGTTGGAATGTTTTATGGGCTGGTGGTGCTCATTGTTGTTCAGTTGATTTAGAAAGAGCTGGAAATTTAGTTGACTATTTCTCATAAACCTGTTATATTATAGCATAAATGAGGTTTTATACAAACATATCCCAATGGGGAAACAATTTACTTTTACGTGAAGTTGTGGATGGTAAGAGAATTAATCGAAAGGTTAAATACTCACCCACGCTATACTGTCCTGTTATGCGTGAAACACACTTTAAAACACTTGAAGGTAAATATGTTACACCTATCAAGCATCAAACTATGAGAGATGCTAAAGAGTGGGTAGAACAGTATAAAGAACAACCTCACTTACTCTATGGCAATACGCAATATCAATATTCATTTTTAAATGAAACATATCCTAATATAGAATGGTCGTTTGATGATATATTGATTGCAACAATTGATATCGAAGTTGCATGTGAGAATGGATTTCCAAACCCACAAGATGCAATCGAACCACTACTTTCAATTACTGTAAAAAATCATTCTAACAAACAGATTTTTGTTTGGGGTGTCGGTGAATATAAAACTCATCGTAATGATGTTGCGTATGTCAAGTGTGCTAATGAACAAGATTTAATTTTTGAGTTTTTAAAATTCTGGCAACTCAATCAACCAGATGTAATCACAGGTTGGAATACTGAGTTCTTTGATATTCCTTATCTTTGTAATCGTATTAAAAAACTTTGTGGTGAAGATGATTTAAAAAAACTATCACCTTGGAAATCTGTTTCATCAAGAACAATTTATCAAATGGGTCGAAGTCATCAAGTGTATGATATACAAGGAATTGCCGCTTTGGATTATTATGACTTGTATAGAAAGTTTACTTACACTAATCAAGAATCTTATCGTCTTGATCATATCGCATATGTTGAATTGGGTGAAAGAAAAGACGGCAATCCATATGAAACTTTTCGTGATTGGTACACTAATGATTTTCAATCATTCATTGATTATAATATAACAGACGTTGAAATTGTTGATCGTCTTGAAGATAAAATGAAATTGATTGAACTTTGTTTAACTATGGCATATGAAGCAAAAGTTAATTACACTGATGTTCTTGGTTCAGTAAAATATTGGGATATTCTTATTCACAATTATTTACTTGATAAAGGTATTGTGATTCCACAGAAAAAAGAGAATGAAAAGTCAGACAAGTATGAAGGTGCATATGTAAAAGATCCACAGGTCGGTATGCATAAATGGGTTTTATCATTTGATTTGAACTCTCTTTATCCTCACTTAATTATGCAATATAACATTTCACCCGAAACAATGAAAAGTGAAAAAACTGTACCCGGTATGAATGTTGATAAACTTTTACGAAAAGAAATTGATACTTCAGTTCTGAAAGATGTTACAATGACACCTAATGGTGCATTATTTAAAACAAACAAAAAGGGATTTTTGCCTGAGATGATGCAACAAATGTATGATGATCGAGTGAAGTACAAGAAGTATATGTTAGAAGCAAAACAAAATCTTGTAAATACGAAAGATGCTAAATATGAAAAACAAGTATCCAAGTTTAACAATATTCAAATGGCAAAAAAGATTGCTCTTAACTCAGCATATGGTGCGATTGGAAATAATTGGTTTCGTTATTATTCAAACACAATGGCAGAAGCAATTACAACATCAGGTCAATTGTCTATTCGCTGGATTGAACAAAAAATTAATGAATACATGAATAAGTTACTTAAAACAAAAGATGTTGATTATGTTTTGGCTTCTGATACAGATTCAGTGTATATTACTTTTGATAAACTGATTGAAAAACTAAAACCTAAAAATCCGATTGACTTTCTTGATACAATTGCAAAGGAAAAGATTGAACCTTATATTGATCAGGCATATCAAGAACTCGCTGATTATCTCAATGCGTATGAACAAAAGATGCAAATGAAAAGAGAAGTAATTGCAGACAAAGGTATTTGGACTGCTAAGAAAAGATATATTCTTAATGCATATGATATTGAAGGTGTGCGTTACGATGAACCTACTTTGAAAATCATGGGAATCGAGGCAGTTAAATCATCAACACCTGCGGCATGTCGTGAAAAAATTAAACATGCATTGAAAATTATGATGTCGGGTGATGAGAAAGAATTAAATACTTTTATCAAAAAGTTTCGTGAAGAATTTCTCACACTTCCACCAGAAGACATCGCATATCCAAGAAGTGTTAATGGCTTAAAGAAATGGTCTGAAACGCATACACTTTTCAAAAAGGGAGCACCCATACATGTGAAGGGTGGAATACTTTACAATCATCTTATTAAACAGAATAACCTTTCAAGTTATTATCCATTGATTCAAGAGGGTGATAAGATAAAGTTTTTATATTTAAAACTTCCTAACATTTATCAATCATCATCTATATCATTTATTACAACACTTCCAAAACAACTTGATTTTAAAGTTGATTATGAGTTACAATTTGAAAAGTCATTCATTGAACCACTTAACTTTATCATTGAAAAGATTGGATGGTTTGTTGATAGAACTTATGGAACACAAGGAACACTAGAGGACTTTTTTGCATGATACACAAATTATTAGAAAAGATCATCAATGAGGAAAGACAAAACGAAAATGATGTTGCTGTTTTACTTTCTGGTGGAGTTGATAGTAATACTTGTTTATTCACATCTCATCGTTTAGGACTAAACGTACATGGATATTCATTTCACGTAAAGGGTAATCCAACTTATGATTCATTAAAAGCACAAGAAGTGTGTGAAAAGTTTGGATTTAAATTTACAAGTATTGAAGTACCAACTGAAAATTTAGTTGAAGACTTTAAGTTAATGGCATACAATTATGATTGTACATGGCCATTTTTGTATATGTTTCCTAAGATAAAAGAAAAGGTTGTCATATCTGGTGTTGCCGCTGATGGTCATTATGGTTTAAGTAAAAAAGCGATGATACATTTTAAACACACAAAGGAAAAGTTTGATCAATTTAGATCAGATTACTTTGCATCACCAAATCCAGCAGGTGTTAGACAGTTAGAAATGCTGAGTAAACAATATAACAAAATACTGATTGCACCATATCTCAATCAAGAAGTGTTTGATTATTTCATACAGTTTGATTGGGATGGTATAAATAAACCATATGAAAAACATCTTATTCGTCAACATTTTAGTGAATTTGATGATCTTAAACTTAAAAAACATCTTAACCTCCAACTTGTCGCAGAGATACCAATTATTTTTGAAAAACTTCTTGACAATAAAGAGATAAACATATATCATAGGAAAAGAATTATGGACGTATGTCGAGATTGGTCAAAACTAATTGAGAATACTGGCAATTTAAAGGAATTTATATAATGTTACAATTTAACCCAACATCACAAAAATACGAAACATTTATGACAACTCTAACACCAGAGATGGCAAAATACATATTAATAAATCACAATAAAGATAATCGTAAAACTAGTAAAGGACAAGTTAATAAAATATACAAAAGTATCATCAAAGACGGATGGCTGAATGACGGAGGTGCATTAACATTTAACAATCAAGGAAACATAACAGAGTTTCAACATAGATTAGAAGCATTGGTCAAAGCAGATATGTCTATTGAAGTGCCTATTGTCTTAGGAGTAAAACCAGATTGTTTTACGAAAACAGCGCCTGCAAAACCTAGAACACCAAAGGATGAGATTCAAAGAAAAGATGATACTGCATTAGAGAGTGAAGTGTCAACATTGCGTGAACTATTACTTAGAAGAGGTGGAGATAAATTATGTATGAATAATGCTATTGAAAAATGGAATTATTGGAAAGAATATGTTCGTGAAGGCGTAAAAATGGTAGATAGTTTTTTTAATAATGTAGAAGTTTACAATCCATTTAAAAGAACATTTACTGCTTGGGCTGCATTGTCTATTTTTACAATAGATAATGAACATGCTGATAATTTTTTAGAATTACTTAAAAATCATATTAGTAATCAAGAAACTACAGTATTAACAACTACTTTCTTTAATTTTTTCAAAGAATATTCGTGGGAAATGTCAAATTCTGGCAGACCAGAGTTCATATATAAATGTTTATGTGTTGCTTTAGATAAAATTAAAAAATCACCAGATGGTAACATAGAATTTGGAAATACTCTTGATCAAATGGATTCATCAAAACTAATACAAAAAGGCACATACAGACAATTTTTGGAAGACGCAAACAACATAAAATCTATTATATGAAATACAAACCATACTTACTAAAAGATGTTTATGACGCAGAAGCATTAAAAAAGTTTCGTGTCATATCTACCTTCGCAGGTGGTGGAGGCAGTTCCACAGGATATCGTCTTGCAGGTGGAAAGATTCTTGCAATCAATGAGTTTGTTGAAGAAGCAAGAAATACCTACAGAGACAATTATCCACACACAACTATTCTTGATGGTGACATTAAAGAATTGACAGGTAAAGACTTTCTACATGCAACAGGATTGAAAGAAGGTGAATTAGAATTATTGGACGGATCACCACCTTGTTCAGCATTTAGTATGTGTGGTATTCTTGCCAGAGA